GAAATTTAAAAAGCGGTAAAAAAGTAACTAACGAATTCGACGATACTTTAACTTTGAGTTATAAAATTAACGGAGTTTGGCAATTTCACGAATGGACGATTACAACCGACGCTGGAAAAAAACCAACGGAAATTTTAAGAAGTTCAAAGGGCGTTGCTCGTTTAGTTCCAAATCAATATAGAGGCGTTTACGCAGTAAGTATGCACAACGGAAAATATGAAGCACTTTGTCAAAGGTTGGGAAATGTTTCCGTATATAGAGACAACAACAAAGATAAAATCCACGACGAAAAAGTAATTGATTCGGGTATGTTTGGAATCAATATTCACCGCTCAAGCATTTACAAAGACCCGTCAAACGTGGATTACTTTTCCGAAGGTTGCCAAGTTTTCAGATACAACGCAAATTTTGTTGAGTTTATGAAAATAATAAACAAGGCTAAAGCAGTATTCGGAAATAAATTCACCTATACACTTATTGAACTATGAAAAGGCTAATAGTCTTTTTAAGCGTTCTAACGTTGTTTAGTTGCTCAAGTGAAAGGAAAGCACAATACCACTATAAAAAGGCGCTTAAACACGGCTTAAAATTGGTACAAGATAGCGACACAATACGAATAGCAACTATTGATTCGGTTGCTTACTATATAAATGATACGATTCGATACGAAAAAATTATTAGATTCCGTGATTCGGTGGTGTTTTTTAGAAATGTATATCTTCCAAAAACGAAATGGCAAACTAAAATCGAATATCGTTACAAGACGCAAATAGTAAAACAAGACGTTTTGAAATATAAATACATTTATAAGGATAGTAAAGAAAAACGTAAAGAAGTACAACAAACGAAAAGACGAACAAATTGGAGTTTATTCTTTTGGGGGTTTTTAGCGGGGTTTGTAGCATTTTTTATTTTACGATTGATTGATAAATTTAGACGTATAATTTGATAAGCAAATATAGACCCCGTTTACAACCAGACGAAGCGGAAATTTTACAAAAATACCGAGCGATAAAAAAAGCGTCCGACGAAATTGGTATTAACGACGAAGACGTAAAACACGGGTGGCTTAAAAACGACAACGCTTCTTTATTCTTTAAAAACCCAAACTTTAAAACCGAAGACGAACAAGGATTTAAATTAATAAAAAGTGAATGTATTGAAGCGGTAAAAAACCACGCTCCAAAATACGAAAAAATAAAGTTTGAAAAAACGAACGATTCTCATTTATTAGTTATAGATATTGCCGACTTACATATTGGTAAATTAGCAAGTGCGTTTGAAGTTGGCGAAGACTATAATTGTCAAATAGCCGTTAAACGAGCAAAAGACGGATTACAAGGCATTATAAACAAATCGCAAGGGTTTAAGATTGACAAAGTTTTATTTGTTGCTGGGAACGACATTTTACACACCGACAACACGAAACGAACAACGACCAACGGAACACCACAAGATACCGACGGCTTTTGGTTCGAGAATTTTATAATGGCTAAAAACCTTTATATTGATTTATTAGAACAATTACTAACTTTTGCTGAAGTTGAGGTTGTTTATAATCCGAGTAACCACGATTTAACGCACGGATTTTTTTTAATGCAATTAATAGAAGCTCACTTTCATAAAAGTTCAATTCGTTTTAATGTAGACTTAAAACACCGCAAGGCATTTGTTTACGGAAACAACTTAATAGGAACTACTCACGGAGACGGAGCGAAAGCCGAAAACTTGCCTTTGTTATTAGCTTCGGAATTTCCGATTGAATGGAGCAAAACAAAACACCGTTATATTTATTCACACCACGTACACCATAAGACAAGTAAAGATTTTATCGGTTGCACGTTTGAAACTTTGCGCAGTCCTTCTGGAACTGATAGTTGGCACTACAAAAAAGGATTTACGGGAGTTCCAAAAGCGGTTGAAGGCTTTATACATCATAAAGAATTTGGACAAGTGGCACGGCTTACGCATATATTTTAAGGTTTTACCCTTATTTTGTCACAAATTTTGTAAGGTTTTACCCTTATATCAAGCATAAATTACCTTCGTTTTTATACATAAGGGCATAAATTACGCTCGTTCCTTATTTAGAATCATTCTAAATTTGTTGATTTATTAAAAATAATTGTTAAAATGTTTGCAGTTATAAAAATACTCTTTATATTTGCGTATAACAAAACACGAAACAATTAATATTAACCTTTAAAAACTAACAAAATGAAAGCACAAGAAATTACAAAAGGAATGAAATTTAAAATTTATAGAAACGCTACAACTTTTTCTATCTCAACTGTTGTAAGAACTACAAAATGTAGAATTACTTTTGATTTTACACCATATGCTTGTAATTTCTACGGTAAAGTAACTTTTCAACAAATGTTAAATTCAAAAGAAATTGAATTTATAAACTAAAAAAAACAAGGGGTGCGACTTGACAACGCACATTTTTTTAACCTTTAAAAACTAAACCAATGAACCAACAAGAAATGATTGAAGTAATTTTAAATTACAAAGACGAACTGCAAAACGATTATAACGAACTTTGCAAAGCATTCGGGCAACAAGACCCAGCTACAAAACGAAACGAAACCAAATTAGTAACGATGTTGCTTTTACTTGACAAACTTGAACTTAACGAGTATTGATTTTAAGCACGTTTAACGCATTATTTTACTTTAGACATACATTTATATAACTTTACTATTTAACCACCTTTAAAACGCTTTAAAATGAATTTAGAAGATTTACAAATTGACCAAAACACCGCAAGTTTATGTTATGAAATTGACGGCGTTGAATTTATAATGGAATTTGATTGGAATTTTTACGACGCAGACCCGAAAACTTACGATTGCAAAATTGACGTTTATTGTACTTATGCAGAACAATGGATTAACGGAATTAAGCATTCATATTTTCCAAGCCTTGACGAACTAAAAGTAATCAAAACGGCAATAGAAGACGTTGTTTTGGAATCGCCCGTTGATTGGGGGTTGGTTGAACACTTGGAAATGGAATTAGATTTTTATAACGAACAAAAAAACGATAACTTATGAAACAATTATTAAAGTCGCAAATTGCGAACACAGAAAATCAATTTACGCAAACAACCTTTTCATTAAAACGAAAAATGAACTGGTGGCGGGAACAAAGCGTTGAAGGGGACAAAGGCGGAAGCTTCAATTTAAACCTTTATTTAGACTATTTAAGTCAACAAGATTTTAACGAAGAAACAATACTAAAACCCCAAGACAAATGAAAACAGCAATACAAGAAGTATTTAGCGATTTAGAAAAATTGCACCCGAACCTTTTTAATATTTATACAAGTGAGGGCAAAGAATTTGTTAACTATTTTCACAAGTATTTAGAAATTGAAAAACAACAAATAATTGAAGCGCACGGAGCTAAATTAAAAAAAAGCAAAGACTCAGAAAATTACGAATATTGGTTTACGGGCGAAATGTATTATAATAAAACCTTTAAAAACACGGACAAATGAACGATAAAAAAACGGCCGTTGAATGGCTATTCAATGAACTTTGCAGCGAAAAATTAAGTTGGAATAAGGATAGTAATGGCAAATTATTTTTTGATAAAATAACAAGCGATATATTACAACAAGCCAAAGAAATGGAAAAGGAACAAAATCATTCCGAATACATGAGAGGTTGGAAAAATGGATATTCTAAAAACGAAACAAAATGAAAAAAATAATAATTAGTTTAACAATTGGAATTTTTATCGGCGCTTTGTTATTCCAAAATAGTAAAAAATATTTAAAAGTTGTTGAGGAAAACAAACTGCTAAAAGATAAGATATTTGTTTACGAAAACTATACAATCGAAAGTCCATGAATCAATTTAAAATGATGCGCATAATAAAACTTATGCAATTTCTACAAATCAAGCCGAGACCAATTAATTCAATGGTTAGATACTTGGGAATAAGTCAACGTTCCGTTTATCGATACTTAAAAATGTACGAAAAAATTGGCTATAAATTAGAAAAAATTAATAACAAATACTTTATAAAATGAAACATTATAAAATTACATACGTGTTTTATTTAGATAGCAATTGCACTAAAAAAACAATTGGGTTTCGTGTTTTAAAAGCACTTGACCGAGACCACGCAATACAAAGAATGGCAATGCAAAGAAAATTAATCTTAAAAGTCGAAACAATATGAAAAAACTAATTGAATACATTTACTTACGCTTAATAACTTATACTTATGGAAATCTTGATTGAACGAATACACGAAATAATTGAAACTGAAAACCTACGGGAACGAACAAAGAAACCAAACAAAGTGCATAGGCGTTGGTTTATATTTAATTACTTACGAAGAAACAATTTTATTTATCGTGAAATTGCCGAAATATTTGGAATGAATCATGCAACTATTATTTACGGAATAACACAAGCGGAATTATTTGAAGACATAAAAGACGAAATGTTTTTAATTGACACTAAAGATTTATTCGAAGAATTTAAGAATAAGAAAATTAAATTAAAAGAGCGGAATTTAATTCAAGACATAATGGAAAGTAAAAATCTTTACGATTTGACTAAGATTAAAAAGCGTTTACAAAACAATGTTTATAAGTTTTCAGATAAAAACGAATTAGATTAAAATAAAAGTTTATTTTTGTGAAAGTTCTCAATCGACATTATAAGAACTAAAAGGAATTATTACCCTTGTTAATGAAGTAGAGGTCGATTGCTACGGATTTAATAAGGGTTTTTTTTTACTTAAAAATTAGGATTATGGAAGAAATTATTTTACAATGTGCTTTAAGGGAAGAGGACAAAATGATTGTTTCGGTTGGAACACATATTAGCATACAAGTTATTGAAGATGAAAAATCAGCAACTATATGCATTAACACAAAAGATGCTGCGAAACTGATTCATTATTTATCTATTTATATATTTAATGAATTATGAGCGGTTGGATTAAAATACATAGACAAATTTTAGATTGGGAATGGTATTCGGATAACAATTCTTTTCGTGTTTTTTTACACTTGCTACTTAAGGCAAACCACAAACAAAAAAGATATAAAGGTCTGGAGTTAAAAATTGGAACGATAATAACGTCAAGGGATATTTTAGCAATTGAAACGGGTTTAAGTATACAACAAATAAGAACGGCTTTAGACAAGTTAAAATCAACCAACGAAATAACCATTAAAACAAGTTCGCAAGGTACTATAATTGAAGTAGTTAACTACGCTAAATATCAACTTGTAACCAACGAAGTAACCATTAAAGAACCAACAAGTAACCATCAAGTAACCACTAACAAGAATGTAAAGAATGAAAAGAATGAAAGAAGTATATTTATTGAACCTACTTATAATGATATTCTTGAGTATTGTTCGGAACGAAAAAACGGAGTTGATGTAAACAAATTTCTTAATTTCTATTCGGCTAAAGGTTGGATGGTTGGTAAAAATAAAATGATAGATTGGAAAGCTTGTGTAAGGACTTGGGAAAAACCAATAGAAATACAAGAAGTAAACGAACCTAAAAAATGGAAAGCACCGTGGAGTTAAATGGATATAAAATTACCGAAGCAGGCGACGTAATAACCGACTTGTTTAAATATAGAGATACTTATAATCAAAAAGGAAAATATTTAGGTTTTGCTAAGTTACACGAACATTATTCGATGAGCTTGGGAAATTGCACCGATTGGACGGGTTTTCCGATGAGTGGTAAAACTCAAGTTCTTATGGAATGTTTAATGAATACGTCTAAATTTTACGGCTGGAAGCATTTAGTTTACTTTCCAGATGTAGGTACGAATGTAGAAATTATAGCAGACTTAATAAACAAAAAAACGGGCAAAAGTTTTAACCCTTTGGATAGAAACGTTATTCAAGATAGAGAAATTACTCAAGCGATTGACTGGGTTTTAAACCATTTTAAAGTATTGACTAAAAAAGACGTAAAAGCGAAATTAACACCCGTTCAATTTTGGGATATGGCGGTTGAATTAAAAAAACACGGAGAATTACACACGGCTTCTATTGATAGTTGGAAGGATTTAAACCACCCTTACGCTGAATTTGGCGGATATGCTCAATATTTAGAATATGTATTACCTTACCGAAACCAAATAGCAGAAGACAATGATTTACATTTACACACGATTATACACCCAAAACTAACTGAAAAGGAAAACGGCAAAAGAAACCCGCCCGTCCCTTACGATTTAAAAGGCGGTTCGGAATGGTTTAATAGTGGTAAATGTATGATAACCGTACACCGACAAGACCCAACTTTTAACCTTGCGGAAATACACTTTAATAAAATTAAACCACGTTCAAACGGAAATATTGGAATGATTGAAATTTGGTTTGACAAAGAACGTTTGAGTTATTTTGAGCAAAGTAACCCAGCGCCAAACGTATATCAAAAAGCATACGCAACTGAGCAAATTATAAACAAATAAAAATGGAAATTAAACTACTAAGCGCAACTGCTATTTTACGCAAAACTTTATTAAAGTTAAAAATAAGCCGTGAGGAAATAGAAGAAAAAAACGGACACCGAACCGACTTAATAAATTCTATGCAGGAAACCGAAAACGAATTATCGGAAGTATTAACAACTTTTTTAGTTTTAGAAAAACAAGCACGTATTTTTTCGTCAAGTTCAATTAGGTTGGAACAATTAAATTTAGAACTGAAATTTAGAATTAAGGAATTAGAAAACGAAATTAAAGCAAATAATTTTTAAGATGAACGTACTTTCACTATTTAACGGAATGAACACGGGAAGACAAGCACTTGAAAACGTAGGTATAAAAGTGAATAAATATTATTCAAGCGAAATTAAATCTTACGCAATTGAATTAACTCAACACCATTTTCCCGACACAATACAAGTCGGAGACGTTACAAAATGGAAGGAATGGGCGATTGATTGGCAAACTATTGATTTAATTTTAAGTGGTTCGCCTTGTCAAGATTTAAGTAATGCGGGAAAACGAGCGGGTATAAATGGAAGTCGAAGCAGTTTGTTTTTTGTGTTTGTGGAAATTTTAAATTACATAAAAAGTTTGAATCCAAAAGTTTTGTTTTTACAAGAAAATGTTGGAAGTGCCAATAAATTTGATGTTGGTATAATGTCAAGGGCTTTGGGAGTTTACCCCGTTCGAATAAATTCAAAGTTAGTTACTGCTCAATTGCGAGACCGCTACTACTGGAGCAACATAAAAACGAAACAAACAATGTTTGATATTGTTACGGATATTCCCCAACCAAAAGATAAAAAAATAATGTTTAAAGATATTATAACGGGCGGACGAGTTGAAAGAATTAAAGCACTCGCATTATTAGAAAGTGAAAGCAGAGTTTGTTCAAGTCAAGAAAGTATTAAAAAACGAGCCAAAAGGGAATTTATAAATATAATTTATGTTGATACTGATAAACACGTTTCTTTAAAAATGCAAGGACATCGAAATAATCAAGGTAGTCAAGAAGCACTAAAACACCGAAGCGAAACAACGGGAATGCTTACTTTGATACAAGAAAACGAATTAGTTAGAACAGTAAACAAAATTGAAATGTGTCGCTTACAAGGATTCCCAGATAATTATTGCGATATACTTACAACCGCAAAAGCGGGAAGTTTATTAGGGGACGGCTGGACATTACCAATAATAGAACACATATTTAGATTTATAGAATTATGAAAAAATGTAAAAATTGTAAAGTAGAATTTACGCCAATAAGATTCAACCAAAAGTTTTGCTTAGAAGAACCTTGCATAAAAGTTTGGGTTAACTCGCAAAAAGAAAAAGAATGGAAAACACGAAAAAAAGAAATAAAGGAAAATTTACAAACCGTTCAAGAACTTACAAAATTAGCGCAAACTTATTTTAATAGCTACATACGAAACCGAGACCGCAACAAAGGATGTATTTCGTGTGGTACTCAGTTAGGTCAAAAATTTGACGCTGGACATTATTATTCAATGGGCGGACACAAAGCCGTTACATTTGACGAAGACAACGTACACGCACAATGCGTTTATTGCAATCAATATTTACACGGAAATTTATTAAATTATCAAATAGGAATAGAAAAACGAATTGGAGCAGAAAAATTAATTGAATTACAAGGCAAAGCACACGAAACACGAAAATATACAAGGGACGAATTAAAAGAAATAATTAGCATTTATAAGGAAAAAATAAAGTTTTCCGAATTCGAAACAAATAAAAGATGGTAGAAATTAACGTAAATAGCAGTCAATTAGAACGAGCAAAAATATTGTACGAATTTAAAGAATTAAATAATTCAATCAGTAAAGGCAAAGGAAATTTAATAGGGGCGCTTGGTGAAATAATGGTTTTTGATTATTATAAAAACAAAGGCAAAGAAGTTATTCACGCCCAAAATTTTAATTACGATTTATTGATTGATGGCTATAAAATCGAATGTAAAACTTTAGCTTCAAACGCACCGCCTAAAGATTATTACAATTGTCATATAAGCGCATTTAACGACAAACAAGATTGCAATTATTATTGTTTTATACACGCTTTAAAAGATTATAGCAAAGTTTGGATTAAGGGAATGCTACCAAAACACGAAGTAAACCAATTAAAGACATTTAAAAGCAAGGGCGAATTAGACGGAAAATTTGCATTTAAAGAAGACACTTGGATTATAAAAAATTATCAATTAAAAAAAATAAATTAAAATAAATAGTTCTATATTAAAATATAATGTTTATATTTGAAAATAATTACTAATCAATTAAAACAAACCAAATGAAAGCAACAATTGAACAACTTGAAATGATTGAAAAATTAAGATACAATTTTTGTATTAATGTAATGGATTATGGTTTTTATTCAGACGGAACAATAAGCGTTCGTTGTAATGATAATGACAAAGATATTTATCAAATACATTTAGATAAATTAGGCAAATATATAAACATAAAATATAATAAATAATTACTAACCAATAAAACCAAAAACAATGAAACATCTATTTAAAAGTTTAGCGGAATTTCAACAAGAAGTTCCAACGATTCACAAAGCGACGCAAGGTTATGGCTACACCTACGCAGATTTACCAAAAATCTTTGAAGTAATAAACCCCTTGTTAAAAAAGCACGGCTTAGGGTTTACACAATTGATTCACGGCACGGACTTAATAACAATTATTTTCCACGTTGAAAGCGGTGAAACTTTAGAAAGTAAAACGTCTATTCCTCAAAACGTAGCGTTAAAGGGAATGAATGACTTTCAAGTTTTAGGAAGTGCAATTACTTATTTAAGGCGTTATGCTTTGTCAAGTGCTTTAGGATTAGTTACGGACAAAGACACGGACGCTGGAGGCGAACAAGTAAAGACCGAAGCAAAAAACGAAACTAAAAAAGTTGCTATTGACGATAAAAGACTTGCAAAGGCAATTAAGGCAATAAGCGAAGGCGGTTACACAATGGACGAACTTACAAAGACTTTCGAATTAACGCCAGAACAATTAAAAACCCTTGAGTTATGAAAATCAGATGTAGTTCAATCGGAAAAATAATGACGAACCCCAAAACAAAAGGGGAAACGTTAAGCCAAACCACTAAGACTTATTTACAAGAATTAGCAGTACAAGAAGTTTACGGAATACGCAAAGAATTTAGTTCACGATATACCGACAAAGGAAACGAGGTTGAAGAATTATCAATTGCACTTTGTAACGACGTTTTAAATTTAGGCTTCATTTATAAAAACGAAGAACACTTTGAAAACGATTGGATTACGGGAACGCCCGACGTAAACACGGACGAAATTTTACTTGATGTTAAAAGTAGTTGGGACGCAACAACATTCCCTTTTTTCGATACCGAACTAAAAAATAAAGACTATCTTTATCAATTGCAAGGCTACCTTTGGCTTACGAATAAAACGGAAGCGCTTTTATGCTATTGTTTAATTGACACCCCTTTACAAATAGTCGAAGACGAAATAAGAAGGGAACATTGGAAGGCAAGTTTGATTGAAGAAAGTTTAGATTTAAGAGCGTTTGTACAATCAAAACATACATTCGGACATATACCAAAAGAAAAGCGCTTAAAAACGTTTAAAATAGTAAAAGACGATGTTATTATTGATAATATCAAAACACGAATAGAAGAATGCAGAGAATATTACAATAATTTAATACAAATCTTATGATAAAAGTTAAAGGCAAACTAACAAGCGATTTAAATAATAACGAATGTTTTAAATTTAAAGACGACCAAACAAATTATAGGGTTGTAGATTGGATTTATTACGTTAAAGAGGGAACAAAAAAGAAAAAATTATTACCAATAAAAACATACGTTAAAACATTTAAAAATTTATAAATTATGATAACACTTTTAATAATTCTTTTAGCTCCAGCAGTTGCTTGGGGTTGGATAGCCACAATATGGCATATAATAGATTTTTTCGATAATGAACATTAGTAATCAATTAAAACCAAAATAAAATGAAAGTAACGGGTAAAATCCACTTTGTTGGAGCGCTTAGAAAAGTAAGCGAAAAATTTAAAAGTAAAGATGTTGTATTATTGACGGACGAAAAGTTTCCGCAATACATAACTATTCAATTTACACAAGACAAAACCGATTTAATAAGCCAAAATAACATAGGCGAACAAGTCGAAGTAAGCATAAATTTACGAGGGCGTGAATGGAAGTCACCACAAGGCGAAATAAAGTATTTTAATACGATTGAAGGTTGGCAAATTAACGCAGTTGAAGGTGCGGTTAAAGAAGTTGCGTTGGATTGTTCGGACGATTTACCATTTTAATAAAGTTTAAGGGGTAAAAATTGCCCCTTATATTAAACCAAAATGATATACTTAGCCAAAACTACCAAATTTAACCACCTTTGGCGAAGTATAAACTTGCACAAAGTATGAAAATTAAGTATTAATCTAAACAATTAACTAAAATATGAAAGTAAAACTTGAATATAACTTGCCAGATGACCAATTCGAATTTGAATCAGCAGTAAAATCAACGAAAATGTTTTTTGCACTAACCGAAATTAAAGACGAATTAAGAAGTATTTGGAAATACGAAGAATTAAAAGAAAATCAATTTGCAATGGTTGAGCGCATAAGGGAAAAGTTCTTTGAAATCTTACAAGAAAACGAAATAAATTTAGACCGATGTTAATAGACGATTATAATTTAAGAGCTTGTTTACTCGAAGCGTTAAAAACACGAACACGAAACCAAGTTGTAAAAGAAATAAAAGGTAGGGGTGAAAAATTCCACCAATACAATATAGACCGATTTTTACAAGGCAAAGATGTAAGTTTAGAAACCGCAAAGAAGTTAGATAAGTATATTTACCGATTGAAATTACAATAAGTTTACGCCCCTTTAATTAGGGGTTTTTTATTTAACAAAAGTTTGTTGATAAGATTTTTTGTTACTTGTTGAAAAAATAAACATATATTTGATTAATATTTAAGCAAAATAAAATTGGACTGGATTAACAAAGTAGTAAATCATCATAAAGAATGGGTTAAAATAGTTAACTCGTTTGGAGAATATTTCTTTGCTGAAGACATAGTGCAAGAAACGTATTTAATGCTTTTGAAATGGAGCAACGAAGAAAAATTATTTACAAACGGAAACTTAAATAAAAGTTATGTTTGGTTTGCGCTCAAGAATACTTTTTTACAACACGTTAATAAAGCAAACAAAATGCAAAAAGTAGATTTGGATTCAATCGCAATGTTAGCAGACGAAACGTCAAACGTAGAAAAACACGAATCATTTAATTACTTATTAAACCAAGTTGAAAATGTAGTTGATGAATGGCATTGGTACGACCAAATGTTATTTAACTTATACAAAGATTCCGATATGTCTATGAGGGAAATAAGCAAGGAAACTAATATAAGCGTAACCTCTATTTTTCATACGTTGAAATATTGCAAAACACGAATCAAAGAAAACATAGAAGAGAATTACCAAGATTACCAAAACAAAGATTACGAACTAATTAAATAGAAATTATGGCAAAGAAAAAACTAACTAAAATTGACATTGAAGAAAATACAATTATCGAACCTACTGGATTAGGAGACACTATCGAAATTGTTTTAGAAAAAACGGGAATAGCAAAAGTAGCCAAATGGTTATTAGGCGAAGATTGCGGGTGCGAAGAACGAAAACAAAAACTTAATAAATTATTTCCATACGCAAAGCCAAAATGTTTAACCGAAGACGAACACGCTTATTTAACCGAAAGCAAAGTTTTATCAAAGAACATTTTAATACCAAGCGAACAACGAGAACTACTTAAAATTTACAATAGAGTATTTAGCCAAAGAAGGCAACCGACAAGTTGCGGAAGTTGTTTACGTGAAGTAGTAAATGGATTAAACAAAGTTGTAAACGAATACAAAGAAGACGAAAGTAAAACAATCGAGAAATAAACGTGAAAAATGGCTAACGAAGAAAATTTAAAACCTTTTGGTAAAAACAATAATGCTAATCCAAACGGAAGACCAAAGGGTTCAAAGAACCGAAGCACTATCGCACGTCAATATTTAGATTTGATTTCTAAACATAAGAACGTTTTAACGGGCGAAATAGAATCACTAAGTCAAGAAGAAATGATTACGTTAGCAATGTTGAGCAAAGCAAGTAAAGGCGACGTAAACGCTTACAAAGCGGTAATGGATAGCGCATTTGGAGCGCCTAAACAAACAACCGACACAAACCTAAACGTCTCAGACTTTGACGTAAAAGACTTATTTAAAATTGATAGTATTAAACCCGAAGTTTAATTATTTAGGTAGTGAGTCTCGTTACTTTATTGTAACGGGCGGTCGTGGTTCGTCGAAGTCGTATAGCGTTACCACGTTCTTATTATTGCTTACAAAGGAAAGCGGACACGTTGTTTTGTTTACTCGTTATACTTTAGTAAGTGCGGGTATTTCAATCATTCCCGAATTCATAGAAAAGATTGAGCTCATGGATATGCAAGATAATTTCATTGTAACAAAAGACGAAATAATAAATTTGCAAACGGGTTCTAAAATAATATTCAAAGGAATCAAGACAAGTTCTGGAACTCAAACGGCTAACTTAAAATCTTTGCAAGGCGTAACGACTTGGGTACTTGACGAAGCCGAAGAACTAACGGACGAAGACACCTTCGACAAAATAGATTTATCAATTAGGCACAAGACAAAACAAAACCGAGTTATATTAATTCTTAACCCCACGACAAAAGAACATTTTATTTACGACAAGTTTTTTGAAAGCAAAGGAATAGAACAAGGCGCAACGCTAATTAAAAACGATACCACTTACATTCACACGACTTATTTAGACAACCTTGAGAACCTTTCGCAATCCTTTTTAACTCAAGTCGAAAATATCAAAACACGAAGACCAGAAAAATACAAGCACACAATTTTAGGTGGTTGGCTAGACAAAGCCGAAGGTGTTATATTTACCAATTGGAAAATCGGACAATTTAGGGAAATAGGAACAAACGTTTACGGACAAGATTACGGCTTCAGCGCAGACCCGACAACGTTAGTAAAAACAAACATAGACAAAGCAAACAAAGTTATTTACGTCAAGTTACTATTTTACAAACAAGCATTAACGACAAGTCAAATTGCACGATTGAATTCAGAGTTTGCTGAAAAGGATTTAATAGTTGGTGACAACTCAGAACCGAGACTAATAAGCGAACTTAACGCACTTGGTAATAATGTAGTGCCTACAATTAAAGGAGCGGATAGCGTAATATACGGAATCAGTTTATTACAAGATTATGACTTGGTAATTTCCGAAGATAGTATTGACTTGATTAAGGAACTAAATAACTATTCGTGGTTGGAAAAGAAAAGCAAAACACCAATAGACAAACATAACCACGCTATCGACGCTTTACGTTATGCGGTATCGTACCAATTAGCGAACCCAACAAAAGGTTTATATTTTATAAGATGACAAACGATTTAACCGTAATGATTGCCGTAGTTGAAGAATACATATACCAACGCAAAGGGGTTAAGGTAAAAATAAATATGAGCGATTCAAGAAAGTTTGTATTACATTTTGAAATGCTTTTATACGCTTATGAAATAGCGGTTGCATATAACAAGAAAACGAAAACTTAATTATATAAATATGAAATTAGAATTAACCATACCAACTGATTTAAACGAAATTACTTTAGGACAATACCAAAAATTTATTAAGGTAAAAGAAACAACAACCGATAACGAAATGTTAGCGGAAAAAATGATTCAGATATTTTGCGGTATAGAATTAAAAGAAATAATTAATATTAAATTTAGTGAGGTTACAAA